CCAGCAGTCCACCACCTCCAGATATTCTACGAGCTCCGCCCGCCTGAACAGCCGGCATAGAGCTGATGACTTCTTCAGCCGCACGACCCAGATCAGCCAATTCGGATCCTGTGCCCAAGATGTAGCTGTCGCCCTCTCTGGTGCGTAGTGCGCCCGAAAGCATGGCAGGCGAAATGTAGCCGCCGGCGCTATCAGACCCGCGAACTTTCTTTGCACGCATTGTGGTCAGAAAATTGCGATACTCTTCGCGCGCTTTCATTAGCTCTGGCACAAATTTTGGCTGCGTCTGCCTGATGCTTTCGATCAGGAAGTCATCAATCACCGAGTTGAGCTGGAACGCCGCTTGGAAGGTGCTTTGGTCGTCCGGTCCGGCTTCGTTCATAATCCGGCGCAAATCCGACCGCATATTTTGCAACTTCTTGCCAGAGAGCGGCACTTGATTTGTGGTCGCGTCGACGATCTGGTCGCTCACCATTCTCAGCTTGGGAACTGTTGTGCCTGTGCCGGAGAAATTCATGTGATCTGTGATTACTTTTTCGGCTGCTAATCCGACATCAAGAGACGGAACGTCATCAACCATATCCTCAGCCGCATCGAAAACATCTCCAAGGCGCTTCTTGGTCTCGCTCAAGGCTTTAGGCGTCGCCAGTGGGCTGTCTGACCCCATAGACCGCATGACCGCTGAGGTGAGGCCAGCTTTCGTCGCCAAAGGCGGCTCCATGCTTCCCTCCAACGCCATCAGGCGCTGAGATCCAGCTTTCAACCCGGTGGTCATTGGGACGTTTGCCTGCTCCAGAGTGCTGACTGAGGCCGCCCTCTCAGATCCCGGCTGCGTCAGGCGTGCCTCTGGTCCAAGCACCGCGCGCTGCATACCCTGACGCATTGCACTCGTCGCAAACGGCGTTCCAAGCGCAGCGGCCAGTCTCGCTGGCCCCTCCATCTCGGTGCCCTTAGTCATCTGCCCGGCTGTTTCGCTTGCGAGTGCAGGAAGAATTGCCGACCTTGCGGCATTAAGTGGCCCGCCGTACGGCATAGCCATAGCGCCGCCGACAAATTCTCCACCCGTTCTTGCGTATTCTCCGGCTGTAGTTTGCGGCTCGTATTCTGTAAATCCGCCAGTCAGTCTCGAGGCGAGGGGGAGTATTTGCGGATCGAGGTTCATCTCGGGCGCGTCTTCCATGCCGCCAAACAGCATGCGTGACAGCATCGATGGGCCTTCTTGGATTAACGTAGCGCCCTGACCCATGAGATCAAGGGCGCTAGAAAAGCCGGTTAGACCTCCAGACGCCCCAGCCTTGACGACGTCTTCGGTGGTTGATGGTGTAGGCGCCTCTACGCCCTCCCGGTACATCTGCAAGAGCCTGTCGCGGTCAGCGTTCCCCTGAGCGGTGCCTAGAGCATCCATCTCTTGGGCCTTGAGTAATATCTTATTCAGCTCTTGCTCTGTCATTACAGGCCCATCCGTTTTTTAAACTGTTCCGGGGTCTCGCCTTGCGATGGCGCATCAGACGATGGATCTAACCACGCTGGGCGACCTCCAAAATGGGTGTCCAACTGGTTGGCGCCCTCAGCACTTGCTCCATTGTAAAGGCCGCGCACGATGTTTTTATACCGTCGGTCGATCTTGGCTAATGATTTTTTGACCGCCTCTGGCCCGAGTGCTAAGTCCAACTTGGTCACGTCATCCAAAAGAATGTTCAGCTCTTCTTTATTCAGCGCGCCCATAGTTGCGCCTGTAGACTTCAGGTCTTTCAGCGTGTCCAAGGCGAGAGTTGATCTGAGACTGTCGACCAGAGCCTGTGTCTGGCCGGCTTGCGTGAATGGTACATTGCGCAAGAACATGGCCATTGGCCCAGTGGTCATCGAGGGGTCTGTGTCAATCATAGAAATGATTTCCTGCATCGTCTCTAACTGACCGGCCGCAGATGATGCCTTGCCCTCCATGCCCATCTGCGCCTGCAATTGATCTTGCAGTGCCTTGATGCGGACGGCAATGCCCGGAGCCAAGCTGGGTTGCGCCACAGCCAAACGCGAAAGCTGCTCAATTTGCGCCTGTATGTCTCCAGACGCTGCTCCGCCCGGACCCATGATAGATGTCAGCGCGTCTCTTTGCGCCGCCGCCGCCTTCGCCTTGCGCCCCATGTCGATCTGGTCGTTGATCGCCTTGAGCGTGCTTCCGAAGGCGTTGCCCTCTTTGCCCTGCAATGCGAAGCCGGCGTCTTTGATCGCCCCAAACGCCAGCATCATGCGCTGCTGACGGTTGAGGTTGGAAAATTGGTCAGAGCCCTCCTTCGGCCCGAAAATCGCGTCCATGAACGAGCTGCCGCCCTGCGCCGGTGTCGCTGATAGCTGCTCCTGGGTCACTGCGGAGGCCGCGGGAACGGCCTGCACGGCTGCGCTCACTGCGTCTGGCGTCATCTGCGGGGCGCTGGCCGGGGCTGCCGTCGGGACTGCGCCAGCTAAATCCGTGGCCACGCTCTGCGGTGTGACGGCTGGTGCGCTCAGGTCGTCAGATACGTCTGGCCCTACATCTGGCTGTATCTTGAGGGCCGCCATTTCTTCTGCGGTGGCCTCTGATCCCTCTGCGACCCCGTTCATGGAGAAACCCATCGACGCGAGCTGGTTGATCTGATCCATTGTTAATTGCATATCATTTGGCCCTTATATTCATCAAAACGGCTTGTAGCCCATAGCGCCCAGACCTTGGCCCAGAGAGCCGATAGCCGCCAGAGCGTTGCCCGCGCCGCCAGCAGAACTGGTGCCCATTGAGGTGCCGGACACGTTGGTGGTGCCGAAGCCCGCTGGGATCGCGGCCGCGCCGCCCTGTAGTGCGGTGAGCTGCGTCAGCGGATACTGCATCTCCATCAGATACTGCTCGTATGCCGCGTCGAGTGCCGCCTGATCTGGCGCACGCTGGATCTGACCGGCGCTCAATTGCGCACCGAGGCCCGCCATTTCCGACTGCATGCCCTGACCGGCTGTGGATGCCATTGAGCCCGCCGCCTGCATGCGCAGCGCGTCCTCTGCGGCCGCACGCTGCGTGCCGTACTGCAAGCCCTGCTGTTGCAGGCCAGCCAGCGTCTGACCCATGCGGGCGTCGTATTCGCCTGCGCGCTCGCCTTGAAAAACGTCGCGACGGGTGTTGCCGAATGCGCCTGCGCCAGTGATCTGGCCCTGCTCTCCCACGATATCTTTTGCGCGCTGCCGCTCCATTGCAGCCATCGTCGGGTCGATGACACCGGACGTGAACTGGTTTTGGTACTGCGCGATCTGCGCCGCCTGGTCCTGCGGAGTGCGCCCCGCTAAACCCGCGTAGACGTCGCCAGCGGCGCCGTACACGTCCTGACGTGTGTCGAGGCCGCCGTACCCAGCCATCGCCTGTTGCTCGAGGTCGCTCAGACCTGCCACGCGATCACCGCCGAATGGCGTGTATTCCGCGCCGCCGATGGCAGTCGCCTTGGGCAGCACCACGTTGCGGATGTAGTCCTCTTGGAACTGAGGCATTGTCGCTTCGGTGGTGTTGTCGATATATTCGGTTGTCTTGGTTGTGCTGCCCATCTTAAAGCTCCATCTCATAGTGGACGTATTTGCGCTCGAAGCCACACTGTCCCATATATTTGTCAAATCCGTGGCGGCCGTCCGCCTCGATGCCAGCCAAATTGGCTTTCTGTGCTAACTCCACAAGCGCCTCCATAGCCGTTGGCATCCACTCAGTAAGTCGAGAGCCACCGAGATGCTCAATAAATAAAGTTTCACGCAAAGGGTGCTGCATGATCGCAGTAGTGAACGCAGCCACAGGCTCGCCCGCAACAAAAACGAGCCACACAACGGACCGTCTTTCTCGAATGTTCGCCAGAACGCGCTCCACAGGAACATTTCTACTATCTCTCTCAATACTGGCCTCCAGAAACGGCAGGCCGACCTCAATTCCGTAGTCGATTTCGTCCGCCACTGCCGGAGCCACCACGACCTCTGGATCTTCGTGTAACTTTACCACGTTATCACTCACCGCGCCACCCTCACCCATGTAACCGCGTAATCGACAGCGTCGAGGCCGGAATGCCCGGAACTGGAGACGAGGCGGCGGTGTAATTCAGAAAGCCACTTGTGTCGTCCACCATATAGTTGACCTCTAGATAGTCGCCGGCGCTGACCTCAAAGATCTGCGTCCGAGACACGACCACAGTGGCGTTGTTCCGGTGCAGTGCTGTAGTCATCGCGCCGTTGGTTGCGTCTGTTCCGTTTATACTGGGCCAGAAGTAGAAGTGCACAGTGCTGCTCGATGTCGACGATATCTGCGCCGAGAATGACAGCACATACTCTCCGCCCTCCTCGAACACGATGCGCGACGCGGGTGTGCCCTGCGTGATGCCTTCGTTGTTGATCGGTGCATCATATGTCAGCTTATATGCCGTGTTTGCCAGTGCTGGAGTTACGTCGGCTGTCTTAATGAAGTTGGCGCGCCCATCCTCGAGCACAATCTGACGCCATTCTCCACCTTTTGATACCACCGGATACCCGGCCGCATCGTCCCAGAGCAGAGTGCCATTCTCAATCGCTGCGGCGCCTGCCGGCTTAAAGATGAGCTGAGACAGCGCCCGCCGGGTCCACGTTGAGAAGCTGCGCGCCCACTCGAATATATCGGGCCCGACATGCGGCGGGATCGGCGCCGTCATCTGCGGCCACCGGGCATGGCCTCAACTCGCATAATCCCGACGCGCCAGTCTGCTAGACGTGCGCCCTCAACGCGCATGCGCGCCTGACGGCCACTGAAACGTACCGAAGTCGGATTGGCCATGTCATACGGGCCGTGTGAAGTCTCGTCGCCATTCGGGAAGAAGCGGGTCTTGAACGTCGCTGACACGTCGCCCTGCGTCAGCTCGTCCGGTATCAGGCGCGTGACGCGCACAATCTCGTCGCCGACGCCAATGGCAAACGGGCCAGTCTCTGCGAACACAGTCTCACCCTCGTAATTGAGGCCGACCTCGTGCTCGTACATCGTGCCGCCCACAGACATCATCAGTGGGTGCTTAAACACGCCCCGATCAGCGCCGCATGTGCGTGACAGGCTGCCGGTAGTCCAATAGCCCTGCTTGTAGTCATAGGTGACGTAGCGGTCGATCTCGTTGGACCCCTCACTACAGTAAAACCACCAGATCTCGCCCTGCTGGCCAAGCGATAGGCTCCAGCTCTTGGAAATTTGCGCGCGGTTCATGTCGCCGAAGACGTAGTCCTTCACGTCACACGCCAGCTCCTGCATATTTGAGCCGTCATAAAAGAAGAATGACTTGTGGCCCATCCAGAATGTTCCGACGTCCACAGTTGACACCGCCTTACGCGACGCGAGGCCGCACGCCTCTGACACCTTCTCAGTCGAGTACACAAAAGGCGCGCCGACGTAGGTCATCCGGTGCATGTCTAAGTCTGTGAAGATCAGCGTCTGGCCGCGTCCGCGCTGGGCCGCCATAATCTGCCCGGAAGTCTGTAAGATTTGGGCGCCCGCCTGATTGGTGCTGGCCGGGGTCCATGTGGTGATGTCTTCCTGATCGCTCCACTGCACGGTCCGAGGATCTCCGCCGCCGCCGAGGCAGAACAGGAAGCGCTCCTCGGTGACAATGAGGCCGAGATTGTCTGTCGGCGCATTTGTGACCACTGTGGCCGGGTTGGACGTGATGCCGTCCCACTGGTACACCTTGCCGTCATACACACTGCACGCGACTAAAAAGCTGCCAAAATTGTCGAGGGACCATGTGGTCACTTCGCTATAGTTTCCAGTGTCCGGGCGCTCTGTGCCGTAAAACGACGTGCCATAGGTGCTGTAGCCGTAGCCCGTCTTCACGGTCGCGAGGTCGTCGCCGGTCTGGAAGCCCGCGGGCGTGATGTCGTAGACAGTGCCGGCAGCGCTTGAGACGTACAGCTTATTGTACGTCGCCATTGCGGCCCAACGCGAGGCGTTGCTGTCCTGCCATGTGTGCATACTTCTGGCGGTTTCGGCTATGGCATTAGTGATGCGCTCGCGCCACCCGCCCACCGGGCGCAGTGACGAGCCAAGCCAGCGGACGAGGTTCCCGTCACGCCAGCGGCCAGTGGCCTCATATTCGGTGCCGTTTCGGAACATCCCCGCGGGGATCTTGAGGGGAATGAGCGGCATTTAGATTGTCCCGGCTGTGTTGACGTTCCCAGTGACTGTGAGGTTGCCGCTCGCGTCGAGCGACATCTTATTGACGCCGCCGGTGGCGAACTTGAGCACGCCAGCATCCTCGGTGATCGTCCAGTCGCCGAAGTCGACTGTGGTGGCGTTTGCCGTTGTGATCGTGGCCGTTGTGATA